GGGATGCCGCCACAGGCTCCCGCACCCATGCCCCCACAGGTGCAACAGCTCCAGCAGCAAGTCCAGCAGTATCAGCAGCAACTACAAACCCCGCACTGGGCGCAAGTGCTGGAGACGCTTCAAGATGACATGAGCCGCGCCTATAAGATTGATATTGAAACGAATAGCACCGTCGAAACGGATGCGACGGAAGATCAAGCCAATATTACCAAAATGATGACGGCAATGGGACAATACCTCAATGGGGTGAGTCCTCTGGTCGCCAACGGCTCGATGCCATTTGAAGTGGCGAAGAATATGCTCTTGGTGATTGCCCGACGCTTTCAGTTTGGCGATGAAATTGAAAATGATCTAAAGCAGATGACACAGCCGAAGCCTCCTGACGACGTATCAGCGAAAGCGCAGGCGCAAGCCCAGCAAGTGGAGCAAATGAAAATGCAGCTTGAGCAGCAACGGATGCAGTTGCAAGATCAGCAATTCAAAATCAAACTGCAAGCGGATCAGGCGGTCCAGCAAGCGGAAGTCCAGCAGTCCTTGCAGTCTGAAGCACGGGCGCACGAACTGGCCTTGGCACAAATTCAATCAAAGAAAGAATTGATGGCACTTGAAGTCGAAGCCAAACGGCAGGCACAACTTGCGGAACTGAATTCTCAGCGCACCACCGCCCATATGCTTGCAAAAATGACGCAAGAGACCGACCTTAAAAAGGCGAGTCTTCAGGCTGCCACACAGCTCGAACTCGCCGCACTTACGCAGACCGCAGCGGCTGTCGAGACAGATCCCACCGAAATCGCAGAGTCCACAAAACTGATAGCCCAAATCCTTGAGCGGCAAGAAGCTATGATGCAGATGATGATAGTTCCGAAGGTCAATCTAGAGGGGTGATTAAAATTCCATTTTATCGCTATGCGTGTGCCAACGATCATACGTTCGAGATTTTTCTTCCATTGATTAAGCATATTAATCACTGGCCGTGCCGAGACTGTCGTGAACGTGCCGAACAAGTCATTACGGCTCCGATCTTCGTCAAGGCCGCGCAGGATGTCTGCTACGATAGCCCCATTGATGGCCGTGCCGTGACCTCCTGGGATGCCCATCGAGAGGATCTGAAGCGCAACGGGTGTATTCCGTATGACCCTGAGATGAAAACCGATGTAACGAATCGTATTCAACGAGAAGATCGTGACATGGATCAGTCAGTGCAGCAACACGCCGAGGAACTCTGTGAGAAGATGCCGACGGCAAAACGGGCCAAGCTATGGAGCGAAATGACCGAGCAGGGTGTTTCCACGGAGTGCGTGCGGTCAACGCCGACGTTCTAGTCTCTAGACGTTGGCACTATTTACAAGGGGGATCTCATGGTTGATGAACAAGCTAGCGACACTAGCGAGGTTGTAGAAACGGGGACTGAGGACGCGGAACCAGCGTTTAATATGGAGGCGGCGTCAGACCGGATCGCAGACCAGTTGTTCCCAGGGCGTGAGAAGGACGAAGTTGATGCACCAGACGAGGTCCACGAAACCAAGGCTACGGTGTCTGCCTCTGTTACACCGGCGATGGACGTTCCCAAGACCTGGCCCGTCGAGATGCGAGATCATTGGGGCAAGACCCCGCGTGAAGTCCAAGATTATTGGGGCAAGCGTGAAAAGCAGATGATCGAAGGGTTAGAGCAGTACAAACAAGATGCGACCTTGTCTCGCACGTTCAAAGAAGTAGTGGCCCCGTTTTCGCAGATCTTGCAAGCCCAAGGATTGGATGCGCCGCAAGCCGTCCATTACTTGCTGAACGCCCATAGTCGGCTCACACAAGGCAGCATGGAGTCGAGAGCCGCCGCCTATCACGAACTTGGGCAAAGCCTGGGACTCCAGCAACAGGGGCAATCGCAAAACGAAATGCAGCCCATAGATCGCAATATGATGGCTCTCCAGCAAGAGATGGCGTCGATTAAGCAAGATCTCATGGCACGGCATAACGCCGATTATCAAACCGCCTACACGAAGATTAGTCAGGATGTTGACGCATTCGCGTCCGATGCAGCGCACCCGCACTTTAACGCCGTAGCCGATGACATCGTACTACTGTTAAAGACGGGGCTTCCTTTGCAAGAAGCCTACGAAAAAGCGGTGTGGGCTAACCCGTTGACGCGAGAGAAAGAGGTGCAAGCACGGTTTCTGACAGAGACCGGCAAACGCCAAGAGACGGCGCGGCTGAACGCTCTCCCAAAAGCGCGAGCTGCGAAAGCGAATGTGCGAGGAGTCAATTCTTCGCGCTCCCCCAAGGAAGCCCTCGGGAGTATGGAAGATACGATTAAATCCACGCTGTCAGATATTCGGCAGCGTATTCATTGATGAGAGGATATTACTATGCCAAGTCCAGGCGCATTTACCGGCTCGACGTTCACTGAGTTAGTGACGACGACCTTCAGAAAGCATCGTGGTCCGATCAAGGACAACTTGAGCAATCGCAACGCCTTGCTCAAATATATCGAAAAGCGCGGAAACACCAAGCAGGTTGACGGGGGACTGTCCATCGTGCAACCGCTGGATTACGCAGCGAACGGTACCTATCAACGCTTCTCAGATTGGGATGTGTTGGATGTGTCAGCGTCCGATGTCATTTCGGCGGCTGAGTATCAGTGGCGTCAGATTGCGATCAACGTGGTCGCGTCTGGCCGTGAAATCCGTATTAACAGCGGGGAGTCTCGCATTGCGGATCTGGTCGCGTCACGCATGAAGAATGCGATTCGGACCTTCCAGAACAACTTCTCGTCTGATTTGTATTCTGATGGAACTGTGTCGAATCAGATCAACGGTCTGACCGCCATTATTCCTGATACCGTGACGTCTGGAACGGTAGGCGGCATTAATTGCGCGACCTTCTCGTTCTGGCAGCCAAACCAGTCCGATGCGAGTGCCTTGTCGGTAACGACCAGCGCAACGACCATCGAGAACGGCTTGATGCTCCCGTTGTGGCTCTTGCTGGATCGTGGTCCTGACGATCAGCCTGACCTCATTGTGATGGCGAACAACTACTACACCTTCTTCGAGTCGTCCCAGGTGTCGTTGAAACGCTACACGGATGAATCCAAGGCCAACGCAGGATTCTCGACTCTCAAGTACAAGTCTGCTGATGTTATTTTCGATGGCAACAGCGGCATTACGACTAGTCATGCGTTCTTTATCAACACCAACTATCTGCAACTGGTCACGCACCAGGATTGCGATATGGAAGTCATGGACGATATGCACCCAGTAAACCAGGATGGCAGCGTCACCCCAATCCTCTGGATGGGGAATTTGACCTGTAGCAACAGAAAATTACAGGGCAACATCATCGAGTGATTAATGTTTATGTGGTGATGGACCTAGATATAAATAAAGGAGACGACTATGGCTTACACGAATGAACGCCCAGGTGGGCAAGCGATTGCAACGACTTCGACGGAGCAGAAGCATCCTCTTGGCACCATTGTCAAAGGATGGGATTCGACGCTTGGAGATGGAGAGTTTATTTATCTCCTTGGAGTCGCCAGCACGGTCGTGGGCTTGGCGGTGTCGTACAATGCGACAACCTTCCAGACCACGCTCTTGCCTAGCACGGCGAACCTGTCTACGCCAGTCGCCTGGGCTATGTCGATCAATGTGGCCTCCCAGTATGGGTGGTATCAAATTGGTGGACTCGTCAAGGCGTTAAAGACGGCAGTCAAGGCTGATCCGGCTGTCAATGCCCAACGCATTTACATCTCCGCGACGACTGGTCGCGTGATGCAAACATCAGCAGCGGGCAAGTGCATCATGGGTGCGGCAAGAGCGAATTTGACGACTGTGACCTCAACGACCTCGTTGGTTACGTTGTCAGTGTCGCGTCCTCACGCGCAGGGACCGATTACCTAGAGATACGTCTAGGGGTCTAGTTTTTGGGAGCGGTTCTCATGCGAGGGCCGCTCCCTCCCACCACCACGGAGCCTTATGCTGCATATTGTGACGATAAACGCTGACGATTACCTTGAGCGAGGAGTCGAATATACGAATATTCTCTATGACAGCGTCAACCGGAACCTTCCTCACAATACTCAGGCTGAGTTTGTCGTGTTTACGGATTCCCCTGGTGCCTACCATCCCCACATCGTCGTGCGACCACTGCCCAGTACGAATGTTCATGGCTGGTGGCACAAGCTCTCACTATTTCAGTCTGATCTGTTTCCACTTGGAGACCGCCTCCTCTATTTTGACCTGTCCTGTGTGATTACGGGTCGCCTCGATGCCCTTGCGTCCTACGATGGACCGTTTGCCACGCTCCGAGACTTCTACTATCCGACGGGGCTGCAATCTTCAATCATGGCCTGGCAGCAAGGGTGCGGCACTGACATTTGGACGCAATTCGTCGCACAGGGTTATCCGCAGCATGATATAGGGGGCGATCAGCTTTTTATCGAGTCCATACTGGGTACGACAGCCGTTTGCCTGCAAGATCAATTCCCAGACCTGTTTGTCTCATACAAGCTGCATCCTGGCTTACCGAAGCAAGCTGCCGTAGTGGTCTGTCATGGTTATCCAAAGCCGCACGAATGTCATGGTTGGGTGCCAGCGGTTTGGAAGGTTGGAGGACTGAGGCAGGCCGACCTAGAAGCCATTTGCAATACACAGCAGGAAACGCTGCTGCGGAATATTGCTCACGCCATGACGCTTCCGTTTCCTTGGTTTGATTTTAAGCCAGCGCACCATACAATTCCCATTAACATCGTTGGCGGCAGTCCCTCGCTCGTTCAGGCGATTCCCGCACTTCATCGCGCCAAAGGGCAGTCAGAGATTTGGGCGACAAACGGCGCATTCAATTTCCTGCGGTCACACGACCTGACGGCAGATGTCCATGTGATTCTCGATGCCAGGCCAGGAAACGCGGCATTTGTCACACATCCAAACCTATCGACCCGCTACTACATTGCGTCCCATTGCGATCCGGCGGTCTTTCAGGCGTTACGAGGGCAAAACGTGACCATCTTTCATTGCAACATGGAGGGTGTTTATGAGCTAGTCAAAGACGAAACGGTCCGTCCGACGCATCTCCTGGGTCGGCACACGACTGTAGGCATGAAGGCGGCACAGCTTGCGGAACTCCTCGGGGCGACCCAAATTAATTTCTACGGGATGGACTCCTGCTATCTCGACCACGCCCATCATGCCTATACACAACCGCAGAATGACGCTGATGTAGCGGTAGATGTCCTGTATAACGGGCGTGTGTTTCGTGCGGCCCCGTGGATGATCGGACAAGCCAGCGACTTTCAGGAATTTGTCCAGTCCTTTCTTGGGATTATTGCGGTCGATGGTCACGGGCTGCTGGCGCATATTGCAGGGTCAGGAGTGGAGATATCCTCAGCCGAAGAACGAGCGAAGGCCATTCTGAGTCGATTGCCCGCCGAGACTGGTGTGCCGATTCACGGGGTGGAAGTGGGCGTGTTTGCTGGCGATCTTTCTCGACGGCTTCTTGTGCGCCCTGACCTCCATCTAGTTATGGTCGATTCATGGCTCGGACAAGGGAAGGATTATCAGGGGGATTCAGGAGATTTCCATGCCACACTGACTCAGCAGGATCAAAATAACTATTACGAATTGACGCGCACCGTGACCGCCTTTGCTGGGACTCGCGGCACCATCCTTCGTGCGTCATCCTGCGATGCCGTGAGGCAAATACCTGATGAGTCGCTCGATTTCGTCTTTATTGATGCCGACCATAGCTATGAGGGAGCCGCAAGGGACATTACCGCGTGGTCACACAAGGTCAAGATTGGGGGACTTCTCGCAGGGCATGACTATGAAAACACGGCCTTTCCCAAGTTTGGGGTCACGCGAGCAGTCAATGAATGGGTCGATCAGTCTAGTGCGCCGCTAGTGTGCGGAGAGAATTTCACATGGTTTCTTACAAAAACGGAGGCAATGCGATGCAAGATTCAGTCAGCTCAGTAATGGAAAGAAAGTCGATTGCTCCACTGGTTCGATTCGAGCGACAGACCGTTGAGGACAAAGCGGCCAGCCTCCAAGCAGGGCGAGCCGTCTGCAAGGATGTCGATTATGCGATTGTGACCCCGCCTTACTCCAAAGATGAAGTGTTCAAAAAGGCGACGACCTTTATCGAAGATATCCAAGCCAAGGGCAAGGTGGGGATCTACACCGCGCAACAGGTGGACCAATTTGTCCAGCAGTACACCGCCTGGAAGAACGGGCAGGCCATGCCGCTCGTCGGCACCCCGATTCGGGGCTGGCCCGTTTTGACTCCCGCGCAGCAGGAAAACCTCATTCGCGTCAATGTGCCAACAGTCGAATACCTCGCCGAAGCCAATGAAGAAGGGCTGCGAAACATCGGAATGGGTGCGCTTGATATGAAGCGAAAGGCCATTGCCTGGCTATCACAAGCCGTGGACAAGGGGCCGCTGACTCAGCAGATCGCGGCGATTCAAGCGGAAAACGATGGCTTGAAGCTCAGTCTTGATACGCTCACGCGACAAGTTGAAGCTCTGTCTGCCCCTAGTGCCTCCTCGCTGACACCGGTCTTGCAGGAGTCCTCTAGCCAAGAGATAGGTATTAATGATATTCTCGATGCCCCAGTCCCACAGATACGACGACCTAAACGATAGGGAGCGGCTATGTCATTACTCTCAATTATTATTAATGTCTGCGGTCGCACCAACATACCGGTGCCGACCAATGTGATGGGGTCAATCTCGGACACCCAGTTACTCCAGCTTGTTGAGCTGCTTGAAGAGGAAGGTCACGACCTGGCGAGTCGGGGACCGTGGCAAGACATTACTTTTGAGGCTACATGGGCGACGCTAGCCTCTGCCGACCAAGGGACCGTCATCAGTCTCGCCACGAATGGATTTAGTTACATCAAGAATGGAACATTTTGGGACCGAACTTCACGACTGCCCGTTTTGGGACCGTTAAGCGATACTGAGTGGTCAGCCCTCAAGGGACTTGGCACGACGGGTTCGCGCTATGCCTACCGCATTCGCGGCGGGAAATTACTTGTTAATCCGACCCCGACCGCCAGCTTGACTTGGGCGTTTGAGTATGCAAGCAAAAACTTTATTCTTGCAGCCGATGGTATCACCTATAAATCAGCGTTTACGCTCGATACCGATACGCTACTGTTGCCAGAAGAACTGATGACGCTGGGCCTTCGCTGGCGATGGAAGCGGGAAAAAGGACTTGACTACGCGGAAGATATGCGAACCTATGAAACACAAGTTCACGATGCGCTCGCCCGTGATGGCGGCAAGCGCACTCTGTCTATGGCCACAGGAGGTCGCACGTTGGGGCCAGGGATCTTTGTGCCTGAAAGGAATTGGCCAATATGAGAACAGCCCTGCGCGGCAAAGGCGCGTCACGGTCCCAGACCAGTTCGATTGATTCGTATCCGGCACCGGTCGGGGGGTGGAATGCACGGGATTCGCTGGCCAATATGCACCATACTGATGCCATTACCTTACAGAATTGGTTCCCGCGTAGCAGCTATGTTGAATTTCGTGGTGGCTACGCAAGCCACGCGACCGGCATGACGGGGATTGCCAAAACGCTTGCGGCCTACAATGCGCTGACGGGGACTCACAAGCTTTTTGCGTTTACCGATTCAGGCACCTACGATGTCAGTGCAGCGGGCGCGGTAGGAGCCTCAGTCCTTGCGCGAACGAATAGCAAGCATCAGGTCAATCTGTTCGGGGACGGCACCTATAACTATTTGATTGCCTGTAACGGAGTGGATAAGCCCGCTTATTACAATGGCACAACCTGGGTGGCGGTCGATAGTCTCAGCACTCCCGCGCTGACCGGTATTACGACCACCGCGCTCATCGCCTCCATGACGTTTAAGGGACGATTAATCTTTCTCGCCAATGATAGCCTTTCTTTTTATTATCTCGCAGCAGGATCAGCAGGGGGTGCGCTGACTGCGTTTGATCTCTCAGGAGAGTTCACGCGAGGCGGCTTTCTGATGGCGTGTGCTACCTGGACGAGAGATTCCGGTCGTGGAGCCGATGACTATGCGGTTTTTATTACGTCAGAAGGCGAAGCAGCGGTCTACCAAGGCACAAATCCCAATAGTGCGGCAACCTGGGCGAAGGTCGGTAGCTACTCGATTGGTAGGCCATTAGGCCGTCGGTGTTTGGCTCAATATGGGGGCGATTGCGTTGTGATTACTGAAAGTGGCGTATACCCTTTGTCGGCGTTACTAGCGAATGGCGATGAAGAGCGAAGCAAGTTTGCCATGTCGTACAAAATTCAGTCGGCTATGAGTGAAGCGGCGCGATCTTACGGAACGCTGTATGGATGGAAAATCATTGTATTTCCCAAGCAAGACGCGATGCTCGTCAATATTCCCGTCCTAGAAGAAGTCGAACAAAAGCAATATGTGATGAATACCGTGACGAAAGCCTGGTGTAACTTTACGGGCTGGAACGCTGAAGATTTTGCCGTGTTTGCTGGAGAGTTGTACTTTTCGAGTGGGACCGCTGTGTACAAGGCGTGGACGGGGACCGATGATGTGGGAGCCAATATTAGCTTTTACGGCAAGCAAGCGTTTAGTGACTTTGGGACTCCAAAAACTAAGCAATGCAAAATGTTTATGCCACTTATTGCGGTGACTGGTGACATAACGTATCTTTCCGACGTCGATATAGACTTTGAAGATGGCAATATTGCCGCGTCAGCCCCGTATACCGCGTCTGCGGGGTCCACATGGGATGTGGCACTGTGGGATTACGCCTACTGGTCATCGACGACGAGGGTGATTAAGCGGTGGAGTTCCCCGTCTGAATATACTGGTCGGTTTTTGGCGGGCAAGATTAAGATTGAAACCAAGCTCTTGACGGGGCAATGGATAGGATCTACCATGATGTACGAAGTCGTGGATTCGATAGGTTGACAAGGCTAGGCGGCTAGTCTAGACTAGACTGTAACTGACCGTCTGCACAATTCGCTGACAGCGAGTATAACCCTGAAGGAGTATATGCTGTTAGCCGAAATCTGTACCCCCCGTATCATCGACAAAGACCACGCCAGAGTCGGACATTGGCTGCAAGCCCAAGGAGCGTGTCAATATAACTCTGCCGCCGTGTGCATCGGTTTGGAGCGCAACGGCGAGCTTGTTGCGGGCGTCCAATACGAACAATACTCTGGCGTTGGGGGTTCGATGCTCGTGAGTATCGCCGTCACGGGACGTCCGACTAAGACCTTTATGCGGTACATTTGCGACTACGCGGCGTATGAGGCGAAGGTCAACATGGTCTACGCGATGGTAGGGGAAGGCAACACAAAATCACAACGCTTCGTGGAACAGATGGGCTTTGTCCGTCTGTGCGCGGTGCCACAGTCGCATCCCACTGGAGCGACGTATCTCTATGGCCTTTGGAAATCAGGCTGTAAGTATTTGACAAGGAGACTCCAGCATGGGTAGTCCATCGCCGCCACCGCCGCCAGATTATGCTTTACAGGCGCGACTGCAGGGAGAAGAAAACGTAAAGGCTGCTAAAGCGTCCAACCGGATGAACAATCCTAACGTCTTTGGCCCGTATGGTTCGCAAACAGTCACCTGGGGGGAAGGTACTGATAAGGATGCGTATGGTCGCGCCAGGACCGCCTACGAACAGCAATTAAGCTCCTATCTGTCGAGTGGGGGACGAGGCACACGCGAAGTCACAGATGCGGAAGGCAATCCCATTAATGAGTCGTATGATCTCACTAAGCCGTTGATGCCCGATAGCAGCGATTATAACTTTGGAGACCCGAACCAACCCACACTGCGCCAAACACTCTCCCCTGCTCAACAGCAAGTGCTAGAGTCTGGCGATGCCACGAAGATCGCGCTGTCCAATCTTGCGAGCCAAGGGGCGAAAGCGGCATCCGGTGTCCTTGGAACGCCCCTCAACTACAATGCAGCGTCGGCCCGTGCCAGCCATGATCTGCTCTCTAATACGCCAGGGATGCGCTCGACGGACTTTACGGCGAATGCGTCAGCCATGCCAGGATCGTCAGCGGCGGTGCGCGATCAAATGTTTTAAGCGGCCATGTCGCGGGTGAATGAAGATACGGCTATTCGGCGTGATGATAAGCGGTCTGAGTTGATTGCCAACGGCTTGCGTCCTGGTACACAAGCCTATGACAACGCCATGTTTCAGATCGACCGAGGCTATAACGATGCGCGGCAGCAGGCGATCCTCGGTTCCGGTGTCGAAGCACAGCGACAATCTGGAATGGACTTGGCCGCTCGGCAGCAAGGAGTCAATGAGCAGGCGCAGATGTTTGGCGCAGGAACGACGGCCCAACAGCAAGCCATTAACCAGCAGTTGCAGCAGTTTAACCTTTCCAGTGAAGCCAGACGGCAGCAGATTGCGGAAACACTCGCCCTTCGGCAAGCTCCGCTCAACGAAATTAACGCCCTTCAATCAGGCAGCCAGATCGTGAATCCCTTTGCCATGCCAGGGTACTCACAGAACAGCACCATCGCGGCAGCTCCCGTCTTCCAGGCGGCTCAATTGCAAGCGCAGGACTCCATGGATCGCTACAATGCCAAGGCCGCATCAGCGGATGCGCTGCAAAGTGGGCTGTTTAGCCTTGGCGGGTCTGGTATGAGCGCAGGAGCCATGGCCTTTGCATCTGACCGACGAGCCAAGCGAAAGATTGTGAG